GGGCTCTTGATCCTCTTGGCGAGTATTCATTAATTGATCTTCAAGGTCTTTCTTTTCAGTAATACCTTGAGTCATTAATGTATCATATTGTAAAGTTCCACTACCAAACAATTGAGTGTTTTGGAATTTACCACGAGTATTAGCTATATTAATCTTAACAAGAGCTTTAGCATATTCCATTACCCAACGTTCTTTAACTAGATCTTTAATGGGTCTTTCTAGACGACAAGCAACAACAGCCCAATATCTATCTGCAGCATATTGTCCAGGATCTGGTGTAATACGTAATACTTGAGTGCGAGGATCAAATCTAAAATAAGGTTGTTGAGCAAATACCTTTTCGCGAGTCTTTAACCAGTCTTTTAAGATATGCCAAGATATAACATCAAAAGCTTTGCTACCTAAGCTATAAGCAAAATGCATTTGCTGAGCCATAGATTGCTCAATAGTAAATAAGGTATTAACACCATTATTTGTTCCAACATTAAATGAAGTGCAATCTATTACTTTTCTATAAGAATTTAAATCATAATCCCAACCAGATTGAAAGGTAGAACTTAAAGCAGATACCTCTGGGTTTAAGGTATTGTTAATAAGAGTATCCATTTTAATACCCTGACCATAGGTATATAAATTGCTATCAAATACAATCAATTCTTCTGTGCCTGGTGTAAATTTGCTATACAATTCTATTGCATAGGCTATCATGTCATAGGTAGCTACACAGGCTATTTCTAGATTAATGACTGGCGCACCTAGCTGAAAAAAGATACGCTCTGCAAGCATATCATAGCTAGAAATTCTACTATTAAGATTAGTAGATAAAAAATTTGCTGGTCCTACAGTGCTATTCGGGTTAGCCATACCCTAATACTTACTATAGGTCTAATAGTTTTATTACTGAAACCATCACTTCTTCTGCAGTAACAAAAGCATTAATATCATAGGATTCCTGTTCCCACCACCAATATTGGTGTTCTCTTAAATAAGATCTGCTTTTTAATAAATTAAGATTGCGAGTATAGCCAAAGATTTTAGGGTCTGATTTACTAAAAATTACAATACCTCGTTTAAGTTTATGGTAAGCACACAAATGCTGCAAAAAGCTATCTACCGATATCCAAGTATCAGTCTCATTAATGAGATCTCTTATTTGTGACAGTTTGAGGTTCTGCCTGAAATCTGTAATACCTTCTATGCATTTGTCTTTAGTAGAACCTATTTGAATTACTTTAATATCTTTAGCTTTCATTAAAGCTACCAATTCTTTCCAATAAGGAAAATTCTTAGGATTTTCTTTACCGTCTCGTAAATTTTGAGCAAAAGGACTTATTACTACTTGTTTCATCTTGTAAGAGCAGTTTTGTAAGCATTTGCTAATGAATCTTTCCAATTATTAGCTTCCATCCATTTATATATATTATATTCTTGAATTTTAGTTAAAGGTTCTATTTCTGCCAATGATAATATTTCTACACCATTTTCTCCTTCAAATACTTCTGGATAGCATGCACCAATAATGATTCTATGATTTTTATATTTTTGTTTTATATCTGGTAATACACTTCTAAAAGCGTAATGATCTCCAATACCACTATCCAAAGGTATAATTTTTACATCTTTTGTTTTTACACCCCATTTTTTAATATAAGCATGAAATATTTCATCATCTTGCTGAAATAATTTTATCTGATGATCACTTCTAATACCTCCAGCACCATAACGCATATGCCAAGTCTTAACACCCGTCATAACCACTAATCTCCATCCAGCTCTTTTCATTTCATAGGTGAAGATGGTTTCTTCTCTATGACCAACTTTAGATAAATTTAAATCATAACCATGTTTAGCTGCTTCTTTACGAAATAAGAAAGTGCTGCCTTGTAAATGATCTACATCAATATATTTTTGTATATTGGTATCACACCATTGAATATTGAATCCTAAAAAGATATCTTCTATTTTATTAGACGCTAATGGATGTCCTATATTGGCTTTTGGATCTAATATCAAAGGGCCAACAGCCCCCACATCTTTAGAAGAATAAGCAGATGCATATTCAAATAGAGATTCTAGAGTATTGGCTTCCATAACATTATCATCATCTAATCGCCATATCCATTCTGTAGTTACATCAGTTAAAGCTCTTTGATGATTATGAATCTGCCCTTTACGAGCACCTGGATTAACTTCCCATTGAATTCCAACTCTATTTAATAATAAAAATAAATTTTTATAAATTTCATTTTCTCTTAGATCCTCCATAGAATCATTATCATCATAGATAATGAGACGACATGGTTTAAGTGTCTGACTAGCTAAAGAAGTTAATACCAAAGGCAATGTAGTATGAAATCTGCCTTTAGTTGATACTGTTGCTGTAACTTTATCTGTAACCATGCTTATCTAATACTTTCTTATAATTATTATTTAAAATACCTTCCCAATTTGACAACCCATGAACAGTTGCTTCTGCTTTATGAAATATAGGAAATCCTCCAGAATAATATTCAGTTTGCAAGGTTAATTTATTGTCTGGTACCACAGCACATATATAACCTTTTTTATAAGCTCTAATACAAAAGTCTATATCTTCTGCTCCACCTGGTGAAAAACTTTCATCAAGTATACCAATATCATAAATTAATTTTCGAGTAGTTGCTGCACAAAAGAACACCACAAATTCAAAACCACCTTGAGAGGCATGAACCAAAGGCCCTGTAATACCTACATTACTATCTTTAAAAGGATATAATAACATTTTTAACCATTGACCATATTGTTGATCTAAAAGAATAGTGTCGTTATTTAAAAATACCAAATAGTCTCCTTCTGCATTAAGAATACCTAGATTAGTGGCTTTAGTATAACCTAAAGGTTCTTTATGTTCTATAAGTTTGATTTTGAGCGATTTATCTAAGCTATTAACATAGTCAATTGTCCCATCTTTACAGCCATTAGCCACAATAATTAATTCATTTTCTATAAGATCTGTATTCTTTATAATACTTTCAACACAAGGTTTAAGGCAGCTTTCTAGATTATTATAAGTTGGAATTATTATGCTGACTTTTGGCTTCATGACCATAATTAGAGCTTATTATATAAAATACTAGAGAATTTGCAACTAATTGCATAAGTAATATTAATAGCATGCTTTTAAAGCTCATCACTCAAACTCCAATCACGGAAGGATTAGATTTTTTAGTTGAAGAAACTAGTAAAGATAAACCTGCTAAATTAATTGTTTCTGGTATTTACATGGTTGCTGAAGAAAAGAATCGTAACAACCGTATTTATAGTCGTGAAGAAATGGCAGAAGAGGTTGAACGCTTCAATAAAGAATTGGTTTCAAACAATAGAGCTTTAGGAGAATTAGAACACCCTCAAAGTGCTAATGTTAATAGTGAACGTGCTTGCCATCTTATTACAGAATTAAAGATGGATGGTAATCTTGTTCGCGGTAAGAGCAAAGTTTTAAATACACCATTAGGAGCTATTATGCGTTCATTGATAATGGATGGTGTTAAAATGGGTATGTCTTCAAGAGCTCTTGGACAATTAGAAGACAAAGGTGGTGTCAATTATGTCAAAAATATGAAGCTCATTACAATTGATGCTGTGGCAGATCCATCTGCTCCAGGAGCTTTTATTAATGGTATTTTAGAGTCCAAAAATTTTATAGTTAAACAAAATGGTGGTTTTGAAGAATATTATGACGTATTACAAGCAAAACTATCAAGTCTGCCTAAAAAAGACGTAGATCTTTATTTAAGAGAGCAGATCATGCAATTTATTAAAAACATTAAATAATATGAATCAAAAAAAGCAGCTTAAAGAATTTATTGGGCACATAGTCAAAAATGACTTTAGCAAAGCCAATGATGCATTGCAAAACGTAGTTAATGAAAAAACCAAACAGCGTATTGCTGCAACCTATAAGGATTTAAACAATAAATCCAAATAATTGTTAATTTTTGCATACGAATAGTATAAATAATAAATATCATATGAGTCAAGACATCCAAACAATTTTAAAAGAGGCCACCAAAGACCTTCTTTCAGAAGAAACACTAAAAGTAATTTCTGAAGCTATTGATTCCAAGGCCCAAGAAAAAGTTCAACTAGCAGTTGAAGCGGCTCTTGTCAGACAGGATGATGAATACGCATCCAAACTCCAAAGTGTGTTAGAAGCTATTGATGCTGACCATACTGAAAAATTAGATAAGATTGTCTCTCGTATTGATGAAGTCCATGCAGCTAAATTTAAGAAAGCATTGGATCTACTTGATGAATCTCATAGCTCAAAGCTAGAACAGATTGTTAAGCTCTATGAAAAAGCTCTTACAGAAGATGCTAAAGTATTTAAAGAATCACTAGTTGATCAAATGTCAAATTACATTGAAATGTATCTTGACAAAGCTATTCCAGCTGAACAGATTAAAGAAGCTACAGAGAACACTCGTTCCCGTAAGATTCTAGCAGAAGTAAAACGTCTTATTGGTGTAAGTGATATGTTTGTTAATGAAAACATTCAAGAAGCTTTATTAGACGGTAAATCACAAATTGATGGTGCTAAAGCTAAAATTGCAGAATTAGAAAAGCAAAACAAGCTTATCACAGAAAAAGCAGAAAATCTTGAAAAGACACTTTTCTTAGAAAAGAAATTAGAAAATTTCCCACCAGCTAAGAAAGATTATATGATCAGAGTTCTTTCTGAAAAGACCATGACTTCCATTAAAGAAAACTTTAATTACGTTTCTGAAATGTATGAGAAGAAAGAAATGGAAGATATGGAGACTCTTAAAGAATCAGCTTCTCCTAAGACCAAAGGTGTTGATCGTGTAGCTCCAAAAGAAGTTATTAATGAATCAAAATCTTTTAATTCTGCAGATGATGTTGGTGACAAATATGTTGCTGAAACATATGTCTCAGAATTCACTAAGAGAAAATTCTAAGTAATACTAGATACAATTTTTGACAAAAACACCGATTTTTCGGTGTTTTTTTTGTAAGTAATTTAATCAATCGTTGAAGTTCTGTTAAGGACTTGAGGTAAAGACAGTTATAAAAATTAATTTATTTAATTATGAAATCAGTTAAACCCGCACAATCTTACATCAATGAATCTCGTGCAGCAAGCCTTCTCAAAAAGTGGGCTCCATTGCTTGAGCATTCAGACGATGCAACTCCAGCAATCAAAGACGATCACACAAAATTAAACACAGCTATCCTTCTTGAAAATCAAGAACAGTGGTGTTTAAATGAAGCATCAGCTAATACAGCTGGTGGTGGTGGCGTATTTGGTACAGCAAACTCCATGGGATATGGTGGTCAGCCTTCAAGCGACTTCTATGCAACAGGTGATGCTCGTCTACCAAAGATCCTCATCCCTATGATCCGTCGTACTTTCCCAGAATTGATCACAAACGAAATCGTTGGTGTTCAACCTATGAGTGGTCCAGTTGGTCTTGCATTTGCTCTTCGTTATAAATATGAATCAGCTCCATTAGGATCAACAAGTCCAGATGGTGGTTATTCCTCACAGTCAACAAGCAACAGTGTTCAAGGATGGACAAATGCTTCAGAAGGTACTGAAACAGGCTGGAACTATTTAAATACAGCTTACACAGGTACTTCAGCTTCTTGGCTATCCGGTGGTGCTACAGCAATCACAGGTTCAGAATCATTCAACATTACAAACCTAACTAACGGTTCTGCAGATAACGGTGTTGCTAATCTCTTAGCAAACTTCGAATTAAGCTCAAACATCCCTCAGATGGTTGTAAGCTTCCAGAAGACAGCTGTTGAAGCTGGTACACGTCGTTTAGCAGCTCGTTGGTCCGTTGAACTTGAGCAAGATCTCAAGAACATGAACGGTATCGACATTGACAATGAATTAACAAACGCTATGTCGTATGAAATTCAGGCTGAAATTGACCGTGAAATGATTATCCGTATGTGCCAATCAGCTATCAACAATGGCTTTGGTCAAGGATATTCTGTATGGTCACCAGCTTCTGCTGATGGTCGTTGGTTAGGTGAACGTAATCGTGACTTCTATGCTCGCGTAATCGTTGAAGCTAACCGTGTTGCTATCCGTAACCGTCGTGGTGCTGCAAACTTCATTGTTGCTACACCTCGCGTATGCGCAATGTTAGAAATGCTACCTGAGTTCCAATGGTTTGCAATCCAAGGCAATGTTAACACACAGCCTGTAGGTATTGCTAAAGTTGGTACAGTTGGTGGACGTTTCAATGTTTACCGTGATACACGTACAGAAGCTCAATATCAAGTTGGTTCTCGTTCAACTTCTCTTGAATATTGCTTACTTGGTTACAAGGGTGCAGAATATTATGACACCGGTATCGTATATTGCCCATACATTCCAGTATTGGTACAACGTACAATCGGACCTAATGACTTCAGCCCACGTGTTGGTTTAATGACCCGTTATGGCGTCATTGATCATATCTTCGGTTCAGCATTATACTACCACTTAATCATTGTAACAGGTCTACACGTTTCGTTTACACCTGGTACACAAAGCGTATTCCTCTAAGAGGTATAAGCTTAGTAATAAGTGTTATTCAAAGAACCCGCCTAGCAATAGGCGGGTTTCTTATTGCTTATTGGTTAAGATATGATAAGATAACTGAATGAGAGAAACTACCATTGTTATACCAGCATACAAACCAACAAGCTTATTAAAGAAATGTGTAGATTCTATTATAGCTAATACAGATTTAAATAAAACAGAGGTATTGGTAGTTTGTAATGGTAGTGATAAAGAAAGTGCTCAGTATCTATTAAGCAATCCATATATAAGATTTGCTTGGTATGCTGAACCACTAGGATTTACAATTGCCGCTAATATTGGACTAAAAATGGTCAGAACACCTTATGTTGTATTATTAAACACAGATGTTGAGGTATTACCATTTGCACCCAGAGACTCTTGGATTGATAGATTAATACAGCCCTTTAAAGATAATCCTAAAATAGCAGTTACTGGTCCTGCAGATATGTATGCAAGAAATAGATTGTATCTACCATTCTTCTGCGTTGGATTAAGAAAAGATCTATTAGAGAAATTTAACTATCTAGATGAAATCTTTAGTCCAGGTTATGGAGAAGATGTAGATTTCTGTTTTAAAGTAGTAGATGCAGGGTATGAATTAGATCTAATAGCTAAAAACAAAACAGATGAATCTATACAAAAGTATATTTCAGATTATCCTGTATTCCATCAAGGTCAAGGATCTTTTGAAGAGTCTGGTATTATGTTAGCCCAAAGAGGGCATCAGATAATACATGAAAGATATTTTAAAGATAAATCTTAATGGCAATTCCATTTACGTAAAGCTAATGCCTTACGAGTTGGTTGTCCATTAGGTTTCTTCATTGGTCCAGGTTGACCCTTTGTGCGAGCGCAAAAACTCTTTCTACGCTTCCAAGCTTTGCTACCACGTTTAAGTTTGCTAGGGGGTGTGGTTACAGCCATAGATAAATGACTGCCAGGATGAGATCTACGATAGCTAGCAATTCCTTTTCTATTTAAGCCACCTTTAGGGTCTTTACCGGCTTTGGTTTGCCAAACAGGTGTTTTTTCTTCAATAGGAAAAGATTCAGTGAATTCTTTTAATAAGGTATTATATTTTTCTTCAAATCGCTTTAGCATATATATTATTTAGGTTTTTGAGTAAATATTATTAGATGAGTAAAAAGAAACGTTTGTTAAAACAAAAGCAGTCTCAACCTCACAACAATAACATACCTGCAACTAAAGATAAAAGCTTAATAGTTCATCAGGCCGAAAAATTAGAAAGACCTTTGCAGATACGACAAAGGTCTGATTTGACACAAAAACAAAAAGAATTTCTTAAATTAGCATTAGATAATAATACAAAAATCATATTTTTATCTGGCCCAGCTGGTAGTAGTAAAAGCTTTTTAGCTACTTTAGCGGTCTTAGAATTATTAAATCTTAAAAAGATTAGCGATTTAATCTATATTCGTAGTATTGTAGAAAGCTCTGATAATAAAATGGGTTACCTACCAGGAGATGCAAATGATAAGCTTTCTCCTTATTTGGAGCCATTAATGGAAAAGCTTGATGAATTACTCTGTAAATCAGATATTAATATGCTTACTAAAGAGAATCGTATTGATGGTAAACCTACTGGTTTCCTTCGAGGTCTTTCTTGGAATGCTAAAGGTATTATTATGGATGAAGCACAGAATTCTACAGCAAAAGAAATTACAACTCTTTTAACTAGAGTGGGCTACTTCAGTAAATTGTTTATTTGTGGTGATCCTCGTCAATCTGATATTAATGGTAAATCTGGCTTTGAAACCATGTGCAAAGTATTTGATGATGCTGAAAGCAAAGAACAAGGCATTCATGTATTTTATCTTTCAGAAGAAGACATTGTTCGTAGTGAAATTGTAAAATTTATTGTAAAAAAACTTAACTTATATAACTCAGTCAAATAGAACAAAAAAGAAATATTTTTTTTCTTCTGGAAAAAATAGTAAACCCATTTACTATACGTAAATAATATTCCTTACAGATTATTTTATTCAATTTATGATATTTGACGAACAAATTTCCCGCAAACCTAATCACTATCCTTGGACTGAAGAGTTTATAGATTCTATGCATAATGGATTCTGGACTCATAAAGAATTTAGTTTTAAATCAGATGTTCAACAATTTAAGGTTAAACTTACAGATCAAGAAAGAGAAATTATAATTCGTTGCTTATCAGCTATTGGCCAAATTGAAGTAGCGGTAAAAACTTTTTGGGCTAAGCTTGGAGAAAATCTACCACACCCATCTTTACAAGATCTTGGTTATGTAATGGCTAACACAGAAGTAATTCATAATAATGCTTATGAAAGACTTCTTACAGTTCTTGGTCTTGAAGATGTATTTGAAGAAAATCTTAAATTAGAATGGATACAAGGGCGAGTAAAATATCTTAAAAAATATACACACCGCTATTATAAGGATTCAAAGAAACAATATCTTTATTCTATTATTCTTTTTACTCTTTTTGTTGAGAATGTCTCATTGATGAGTCAATTTTATATTATTAATTGGTTTGCCCGCAATAAAAATCTTCTTAAAGATACTGATCAACAAGTCAAATATACTCGTAATGAAGAACACATTCATGCTCTAGTTGGTATGAAAATAATTAATACTATTAGAGAAGAATATCCAGAACTCTTTGATAAAGAGCTTGAAGAGAAAATTCTAGCAGAAGCTAAAGAAGCTTATGAAAGTGAGGCTAAGATTATTGATTGGATGGTTAATGGTCTTCAAGAAGAAGGATTGTCTGCAGCTTTACTTAAAGAATTTGTTAAAGATCGTATCAATGAATCATTAAAAGGTATTGGCTTTTCAGAAGTATATGAAACAGATGATAAAGTAATTAAAATCTCTTCCTGGTTTAATGAAGAATTACTTGGTAATAATATGACCGACTTCTTCCATTCTCGTCCGGTAGAATATTCTAAAAAGTCACAAAGCTTTTCAGAAGACGATTTATTTTAATAAAAGTATAGTATAATATATAAAAATGAGTAACAAGAACATTTACTGGTTAAATAGTGATTCACGCAAATTCCTTGAACGAGGTTATCTCTTAGATGGAGAGACAGCTGAAAAACGTATAAGAGATATAGCAGAAACAGCTGAAGATTATCTTAAGCTAAAAGGCTTTGCAGATAAATTTGAAGGATATATGCATCAAGGTTTTTATTCCTTGGC